CATGATTTGGAGACGGCCACCAGCCTTAATAGCCCAAACCTCTTTCTTAAAGGGGTTTAGTCTGGTTGCCTTACAGTGCTCGGCAAAAAGTAGAAACTCCGAGTCGGTTAAGTTTTGCGCGACGGTGCTCTTAAGCGTTTGCACTATGGTGCGGTCGCTAAAGTCGATGGCTGCGTTAAGCAGCGTTGGTACGTGTGTCATGTTTTTTCCTTTGTTTAGGCCACACTAATTTGTGGTCCGTGGATAGTAACATTGACCTATAGGCCAGTCAACGCGGAAAGTGTAGAAATTGAGGCCGTAGAATATTTGGCTAAATTTCTCAGATCAAAACTTGAGATTCTAGAGCTTGGTAAAATTGAATTGCTAGAAAAATGGCGTTTTACCGCTCACATCAGCTTCCACGGCGATAACTCCACCTTGAGCATGGCCGCATGGCTACGCATAAATTGCATAGTGGGTATAGCTACACCTCCGCATGGTCACCTGTTTAATGACGTTATACGCCGTTGCTAGCCCCATATCAGGGGGGTACCACTAGGGGGCTATAGGCCCCCCTATGATAGCCCTACCACGGAGCTTATAGAGCCGTTATCGGGGTATTGTGTTTACATGCTGACCTCCAGATAAAAAAAAACCCCCGTGAGGGGGCATCATTCATCGTTCATCAATTAATTCAGTTGATAAATCAGGTATTCGCCTACCTGATGCTCATTGCCGTCATAGCTTGCGATAAAATGCCCGATCCCATCCGACCGAATCGCGTCCTCGATGAAATGATCCATGTCGTGAATTAAAGACTCGATTAAATCGTTAGCACCTTCACAAAGTGACTCCTGTGCCTTGCGAACGGCCTTTATCGCATCGTCCGATAGACCCCGTTTGCAATGCGCGGCGATAAATTCCGCGTTAAAAGCCCATAGGGTTTGTTTGATTTGTTCCGTTGCCATGGCAGTAGCTTCATCGTGAGTCAGTATGTAGTAATCACAACGATGCGCCGTAAAGCGCTTATCCCAACATTCATCCTCGGCAATCTCGTCAAGCCCACAATCGAGATGTTTTGCTAGTGCTTCTTCTCTAGTCATGGTGTTTCCTTTGGTTGTTACGATGCTCGACCATCAAGCAATCGAGGCACGGCATCGTAATGCCGTGAGGTCGATTACTCTTCAGGCGTTAAAAGAGCCGCTATGACGCAAGTTATGGGCCCGATGATGAGGCCGTAACCTGCGAGGATGCCGAAAAAAACTATCAGTTCTGCTAGTGGTTCCATGGTCTCCTTTTGTTGGTTAGTTGAGTCGGTTACTCCCGACTACATAGTGAGTATAGGTCAAGTAGCCTCTAGTGGTCAACTAGAAAGATAAAAAAAGATCCGAGCCAGCCGCACTATCAACTACGCAAAGTTTGCATAGCTCTAGGTGAGGCTATAAACGCCGATTGTGGCAGGGGGTAGGCAAGGGTATGGATAAGAAAATAGTTGCGCTACGGGGCTATTAGGGCTTTTAATGGGTATGCAAAGAGTGCATAGTTGGGGCTAGACTAATCACGCTTACGCTAACCACGAATCAACTAGTTAGCTGATGGCCAAAAGAACGAAGGAAGACTTAGCTCGATGGCGCGGTACGCTTGCTAAGAAAATAAGCAAGGCGGCCATGAAGCGTATAAGAAACACTGTGGTGTTTCAGCCGCATGAGCTACTTAGGTATTGGGCAAACGGCATCGAAGTAGCTGGATTTAAACCAGATCCAGACCAGCAAATAGCCGCCGCCATTGCAGCCGCGCCTTACTATCAACCTAAGCTAGCCAACGTGGAGATAAAATCAGAGACACACATAAAGGCAGTCATAGCTGCTCAGCCCCTTAGTGTTGACCAGTGGGCGGCCAAGTATCTCCCCGGTCAGTCGACCTCGTTACTTCACCAGAATAAAAATACTCAGTCACTAACAATCGATGCTACCCCCGCGACACCACTAGAGACTACCCCCCCGGTCGAGGTGAAGACCTTGCCTAGCGGTAACCCCGTGAAGCAGAACGAGAATCCGGAAAACGCCGACGCCCCCGCCGCGAATTCTAAAACCGAATCGGAAACGGTGTGACTCCCATAGCTATATACACCCTTCCACACCACACCCCACTTTTAGACCTAATCAAACGCCGTTCTAAACCTAACCAGGCTTAATGGTAACCGCGCAAATCATCAGCGCCAAAAGCAGACCCCCCCGGCCTTTTTTATGGCTACCGGCTTTGTTGATTTCCGTGGTATGGGTGGTAGCGCCTAATAGGTAAAAATCGCACCAAAGGACCCTATGAAAAACCCTGAAGAGTTGGCAGATGAACATTCCCGCAAATTTTTTAGTTGGGATAACAAAACTGCGGCGGCCTCTAGCTTCCTCGCTGGCTACCAAGCCGGAATAAGGCAAGGAACAATAGATACTAAACGACACATTTTGAATGAGTATTTTGATCGATATGGAGCGGAAGAACACGCCAAATTTGCCTTAGCTGTAAATGCCTATGAGCTAGAGGATGACAATGAAAACACCTGAAGAGTTGGCAGAAGATCACGCAAACATGCGATGCCCAGAACAGGGTCCAGAATTTATCGTGTGGTGCATGTGTAAAGATGATTTTCTTACTGGCTACCAAGCCGCAGCGCCGCAGTGGATCAGCGTTAAGGAGCGGTTGCCGGAAATGAACGAGTGGGTTCTGGTGGACGGTCCAATAATTGTGCGGCTTATTAAACCGCCAAGTAGCAACTGGAAAGGTGCATACGCCTGGGAAACCGATCATGAAAGTTTTTACGATTTTAAGGATGTCACCCACTGGATGCCGCTACCCAAGCCGCCGGAGAAACCCTAAATGACGTACCTCCTTGCATTGCTGTTATGTGCGTCTACGGCTGTGGCTGAGTTAAAGCCACTACGTATTCAGTTTGTGCGGGTGGTTGACGGCGCAACGATGTCGAGGGCTGAGACCTTGCGGGTTACAAAGAAAGTCCGAGAAGCGTATCTTAAGTTGCGGTTGGTGTTTACATTCTCGGGTCTAAGGCAGGTCCGTGTGGGGTTTGGTCCTGGGTTAGTTGCGGATAGGCTTAATTACGCGAGGCGTGTTGAGCGTAGGGTGCGTGGCCGTACACGGGGCTACCGGACACATGTGTTCGTGCCGATGAGTACGGATGGCTATTCCTGGGGTTATGCGTTTGGACCGGTCAGTGTGGGCACAGCAACAAGCTATAACCTACGTGGAGAGCCCCGGTTCTGGCATACCGTGACCACAGCGGCGCATGAGATTGGACACCTTTTGGGCGCTGACCACGACGACCGTGAGCCGAATCTAATGCACTCCAATGCGCTAGCTTTTGTGAACAATAATGTGCCACGGTTTCCCTGGTGGATGCGGGATATTGTGCTGAGTAATGGCTTCGGCGTTGATATGTGTGATTATACGTTCGTGCCGTGTTTAATTGAACGACCCACAATCGAGTGTCAGAGCAAAAGCCAATAGGTGAACAATTAAATGTTGTTTGGTCGCCGCAGCCGGGGCCGCAACAGGCGTTGATTGAGTGTCCGTTGCCGCTTGTTGGTTATGGTGGTGCTCGTGGTGGTGGTAAGACTGACGGCGTTCTTGGCAAGTTTGGTATTCTTGCTGAGACGATGGGCCAGACGTTTAATGGCGTGTTCTTTCGTAAGGAGCTGCCCCAGGCTGACGACCTGATTGAACGGGCGAAGCAGATATACTTGCCGTTAGAGGCGCATTACAACGACCAGAAAAAGCAGTTTACGTTTAAGGGCGGTGGTCGGCTAAGGTTTAGACCGTTGGCTAATAACGGCGATGCTGAGAAGTATCAGGGGCAAAATTTATGTGTTGCCATTGGCACTCGCTTACGAATGGCTGATGGTAGCTTCAAGCCGATTGAAGCTATTGAAGTTGGCGAGTATGTCGCAACACTAAGTGGGCCACAAAAGGTTACTCATACGATTAAGCCTTATCTCGCGCCTTGCGTCGAAAGCCGGGTTTGGGACCAGGACGGCACTTTGGTTGGGGTTCAGAAAAGTCCCATCTGGCACCCTGTTTTGACCGCACACGGAGTTTTTTCCAACGTTGCAAACTACGAGCAACACAGCCTTCAGACACCCCATATCGATTGGCGATCTCAGCAATGGGCATTATCTGTTTGTAGCGAAGTTTATAAATCTCGCGCATGTGCGGATCTAGAGCACCGGGCTTGGTACGCTTCGTTAAAAGATGGGAAAACTTATTGTACAAAGTCATTGGATGACAACCCAAAAGTGCAGCAGCTTCCAAAGTTGTCCGTCCCTGTAGCGCTTCACGCACAGACTGTTCTGTTAAGGAAAAAGCATGGCTGTTGCGACCACGACGCATCCACTGGATGTTGTGCTCTAAGCAAATTAGACGAACAGTTGTCGGACTCAAACCTATTGTCGCAAACGATACGTTTGGGTTTTGAGCAGCTTCACGAACTTTTTGCACCAGCTTTGGGTTTGCCCTGGCAGCTTGATGATGATGTTTCAAATGTTCTGCCCAAGACGAAAACAACTGCAAATTTTCAAGCCGATTGTCGGTCTTGTCGCGGTTCAAATGATGAACATTCTCACCTGGCTTTAAAAACCGACCTAAATGGACCTCCATTACCAGGCGATGCTGTTGAATTGCCCCGTACATTGAACGTGGATGAGTCGGGCACCATTCAAAAACATAGCCCTGAGCACTTACCGTCGTGGGTGCATCCGTATAGCGGCGAGGCGATGCGTCTGGTTGAGGACGTTGTGTTTGGAAGGATGGAATCGACATACGTTGGAGAATGTTTAGTTACAGACATTACAGTTGATGGCGCTAACCACTATATATCAGATGCCGGATTGATAAACAAGAATAGTCATGCGGCGGTCGAAGAGGCGGGAAACTACAACACGCCAGAGCCTATATTTAAGCTGTTTGGTGCACTTCGGGGTGGCACTAATCCGCAAATCATACTGACGTTCAACCCTGGTGGTAGTGGGCACCATTGGCTGAAAGAGCGGTTTATAAAACCAGCGCCGAAGGGCTGGAAGATACTTCAATGGCCGATTGGTAACGGCAAGACGATTGATTACATCTACATTCCGAGCCGGGTACACGATAACAAGATACTGCTTGATAAAGACCCTGGTTACATCGACCGTTTGCACATGGTGGGTAGTCCTGAGCTAGTACGAGCATGGCTTGAGGGCGATTTCGAGATTCACGAAGGTAGTTACTTCCCTGAGTTTAGCGGTAAGCACATCGTAACGCCGTTTAACGTACCCAAACACTGGCCAAAGTATCTTGGTTTTGACTGGGGTTATAGAAGTCCGTTTGCGGCGGTGTGGGGCGCTATCTGCTCGGGTAAGAACGATGAGGGCAGGGAGGTTGAGATACCCAAAGGTGCCATCGTTATCTACCGAGAGATGTGGGGCCGTCAAATTGAGAATAAGGAACAGGCGGAGCGTATTGCGTCTGTGTCGATTGGCGAGAACGTCCATGCGGTTGCAGACCCGGCCATATTTAGTAGCCAGGGTGGGCCAAGCATCAATGACCAGTTCAATGCGGTGTTCTCAAAGTTTAAGCATCCGTCTTTCAGGGCGGCTGATAACGACCGCATCTCGGGGTGGACTCAGTTACGACGACGATTACAGCACGACCCCCCGATGCTTTATTTCTTTTCTACGTGTCCGTACCTGATAGAATCGCTACCAGCACTACAACTCGATCCCAAGAACCACGAGGATGCTGATTCTTCGGGTGACGACCATGCGTGTGACGCACTTCGTTACCTTTGCAAAGAACGGTTACTCGATTCGCTATACGAGAAGCCAGTTGAAAAATCGGTGCACAAAGGGCGGGTCAAACTTCAGCTTTACGTTAATCAAATACGAGCTGAGCAAAAACGAGCGAAGTTATAATGAAGAGTTCAGAGAAATACACGGGCAAATGGTGGCATACGCAACTTGCTGCGGCTGAGGATAGGCACCATAAGTTCTTTGAGGACGCTAAGGAATCCATCCAGATATACAAAGCCCGAAAGGAGATGACCGATACCCAACGGCGTTTGAATGTCTGGTGGTACTTGGTCAATACGCTGTTACCTGCGTATTACTCGTCTACCCCGAAGGCTGAGGTGAATCTTCGTAAGCGTGTCGGCGGCATC